CACCACTTACGTCCAGCAGCTGACCGACCTCATAGGTGCCGGCTGCCGCCTCGATGTATTCCCAGGGCTGCAGTGCGCCCTTGTCGTGAGAATGTGGTAAAAACATTTGTTATCCTCCTCGTTTCAGGTATTGGTTGTAATGCGCCTGAATTTGCGCGTCGGTCATACCGGGATTCATCATCCGGTAAAGCTTCATCTGGTCGTGTGGTACAGAAGCCGCTCCGCTTCCGCGGGCGTTCCCCGTCGCTCTCAGGTGTTCCTTGCCGCGGGACTTGTCCTGCGCGGCCTGCACGGCCCGGCGAGCCTTGTCCTCTGCCATGGCATTCATATTGGCAAGCAGGTACGCGTCGTAGAAGTCCATTCCCTTTGCTACGTTCTGGCGGAAGGCCGGAGCGGTCTTCATGGCCAGAATATCCCCCAGGCTCTTCACCGCAGGGTTCAGTTCCCCGATCTTTGCGATCTGCTCAGCAATACGGGTGCGTTCCGCTTCCGCTCTCTGCTGGGCCTGCTGTTCCTGCGCCTGAACCTGAATCTGCTGGGCCTGCTGCACTGCAGGATGTGCTGAGATCAGCTGATCCAGCATCTCTCTCGTCAGCTTTCCCGCCTTCAGGTCCTTCTGCATCCGGGCATCCGCCGTTTCCTTGCCCCACTCCTGGAATTCCTCCACGGTGGTAATAGGCTCACCGGTAACGGGGTGCTTCAAGCCTGCCAGTGCAAGAACCTGCTCCACCATCTGTTTGCTCTTCTGCTGTTCTGCCTGAACGGCAGCATCCACAGCTGCCTGCTGCTCCTGCGCACGGCGCCGGGCAGCATTTTCTCTGCGCTGTTTGGTTGTCAGGGGCTGCTTGTCCTTGCCGGTGACGTCATCCGCTTTCTCATCCTCTTCTTCAGGATCATCGCTATCCGCGTCGGGTTCGGTTCCGTCATCTGTTTCGGCATCAGTTTCCTGCTCTTCGAACGTCTCGGTGGGCTGTTCCTGCGTATCAGTTGCGGAACTGCCGGTGTCAGCATCGGCCGCAGGTTCGGCGGTCTCCTGCACTTGTTCGCCTTGCTCCGCGGGAGTCAGGCCGAATGCTTCATAAAGCTTTGCTTCTGTAATGTCCATATTTCCTCACTTACGCTTTCCCAAGCGTTTGGATTTTTCCCCTATTCCGTGGGTAATTGTTTTGGATTTGTTCCCTGTTCCATGGGTGTCGTCGAATCTCGGATTTCTGATATCCTGTTCATGCATGCCCGAACAGGAAAACCGAAATCCGGATTCTCCTCTCCCCACAAAAGCCGTTCGCTTTTGCGGGGGCCCCAATTCGGGGCTAAGATATTTGCGATTTGCAGATCGGGCAAGCTCTTACTTCTTGCCCGTGCGGAGGTCACTGCCGGTCTTTACGGTACCCTTCTTCACGTCCTTGACCTGATTGGGGGCCTTCACCATCTGGGTGCCGCCGTTCTTGATCTTGCCGATATAGCCGCTCTTGTTGCTCATTGTGCTGCCTCCTTTCTCACAAAAATCTCTATATCCTCCGCCTCACATGGCGGCAGATACCATATTTCCCGCCACTGCGGGTGCTTGTCCCATGCCGGGTGCCATACCCTGCGTCTGTGCCGCCTGCAGCTGCATTTGCATCTGCATCATCCGCATCTGCTGTTCCTGTTCCCGCTTCAGCCGGTCTTCCAGATACTTTTTGGTTTCTCCCGCACCGGGATAATGCAGAAGCTCCATCTTGCCCCAGAAGAGGATCAGCGTCTCCGTAGACTGGGGATTACCGAACGCGCCGGTTTCCAGATTCATTCTGGTTTCCTGCCACATTGCCTCGCGGTTGTTGGCCAGCGGCGCCGATGTATCGCAGCTGAAGAGGAACCGGTCATTCCAGTGCCACTTTCCGCTTTCATCCTGCTCCAGGAAGTCATACCGGTTGAATTCCTTGTACACCGGCTCACCTTTGAAGTCCTTGTATGTAACCGGCCTCGGTTCATCCGCATAGGCCAGCAGGAACTTGAACCACACTTCGAACATCTGTGCGTAAGCCGCCTGCTTCATCACGCGCTGGCTTTCCATGCGTCCGGCCGCCTGCGCTGCAGAGTATTCCTTTGCTTTGCCGGAGGTTGCCGTCGTGTCCTTGCGTCCCTGGAAAGAGTCCGTAATGCCCAGGATCTGCCGGGCTTCTTCGTAAACCTGACTCAGGTACGTCAGCTCATACTGCAGATTTCCGCTGAATTCGTACACACCGATCTGGTTCTTTGTTGCCTGATTCGGCACATACCATTTCTCGAAATCTTTGGAATCGATCCGGAACTTGCTGTCAACGGGCAGCGTCACGCGGGTACCGGCCTTCAGCAGCCGGTCGATGATTTTCTTCTCGATGCGGTTGGTGGTGTTCTGCTGATCCTCGATCACATCCACGTCGGAGTTGCCCAGCAGCTGGCCGAACACACTCACACTCACCTGCAGTACCAGCGGCAGGCAGTCTGGCTTGTAGAAGGGAATCAGGGTCGGCACCATCACGGTGTTACCTTCATCGTCAAATGCAAAATGCTCGCCGGGGATCACGCGGCCGTCGGTGGTCTGAATCGGCAGAATCACCTGCTCATACTCCATCTCCTGTGTTTCCCAGTCCTCACAGCCGCACCAGGGGCACGCACCGCCGTCATATTCCGTGTCCGGTGCAGTTCCCTGCCCCATCCGGATGGTTTCCAGGAAGTCTCCCTCGCCCTCCTCTGCCATCATGTAGCTGTCTGCCACGGTCTGTGCCATGTCATGGCCGGCCAACATCTGCAGCGCCGTATCATGGCCGCTCATGCCGTCCAGATCTGTCCGCTGCACATTTGTGGAAATCACCTGCCCGGGCAAGGGCTTCACGCGGCCGCACCGGCTGCACACGTGCTGGCGCCGCGCCTGATAGTTCGTCAGGTCCTCCAGCTCCGTGTCGTTGACCCAGCTGTAGCGGTCAATTCCGCCGTCCTTGTTTCGTTCAAAGCCGATGTACTGCGTCAGTGCTTCCTCGTTGATGGTGTTGCTGTCAGTGCTTCGTACTTCCGGTTCGGATTCCGTTTCACTGCGCACATTCACACCGTACACCCGCTCCACGGTTGCCTTCGTGGTGGGCTTCTTGATAATCACCCAGTCCATGTCCTTCAGGCCCGTGTAGATGCCCGGCTGCGGTGCCAGCTGTTTCGGGTGGATCAGGCTCACAGCCAGCGCGCCTTCGCTGCCGAAGCCCCGGATGCTCTCGTCCCATTCCGTCAGCCACAGCACACCGCCCTGAATCGGCACCGTCCGCTCGGCCATGTCGTTGTTCTTTTCGGATTCCATCCGGTTCAGTTCGTTGCGCAGATGGTTTTCAATGATCTCCGCCAGCTGCTCGTCCTGCTGCCGCACCGCCGTTACCTTCGGCTGCGGGATGGAGGACGATACCTTGCTTTCGATATTCTCGAAAATGATGTTGCGCACATGGGGCGTCTTCTCGCCGGGGTTGTCGCCCTCGATCATGGGCTTCAGCTTCTCTTCGCCGTTATACAGCTCCTCACGGTGGTCCATCTTGCTAACCAGCGGCGCCCATTCCAGATCGCTCAGCCGCAGCCGCTCCTGCCACAATGCCAGCTTCTTGCTCTTCTCGGCATTCACGAGCTGCTCCTTCGGCTGCTTCTGGTTCTCGCGGCGCCGCTTTCTTCTGCTGTTCTTGCTCATACCTCTCGCTCCTTATCGTTTCGGTTGGCCCCACATCCGGATCAGCATCTCCTGCTCCTTGGGGCTTGCCCGGTTGTAGTCCTCCCACATATCCTCGGTCCACACGCTTTCCTCGCCAGCCTCTTCCGCATCCACGGCAGTTCCCTGCTGGCAACGGATGAAGTGTGCAATCGCAAGGCTCATAACCAGATCGTCATGCTCACCGTTCTCAGCCTGCGGCCTCCAGTTTTCTGCGTACACAAAGGTCAGCATCTCGCCCAGGGTATCGAAGTCGTGTATGGTCTCGATTGCCTGCTTTGCCACATCCTTCAGACCGTCAATGATCAGCGGCCGGGTCTTCGTTGTGGTCTCGAAGCCGAAGCTGTCCGCCAGCGCACCGGTGAATGTATCCACACGCTTGCGCACGAACAGATTTGTGTAGCCCAGTGCTTCGATGCATTCCTCCGGAAAGGTGGAGTAGTTGGTTTCAATGCCCACCAGCGCCTCGTTGTAGTAGTGACCGAGGCAGTAGATCTGTTCTGCAAAGAACCGCTCTCCGAACTGATGGTGTACCACCGCCACCTGATCCCCCGTGCGGTTGTCCAGCACGTGGGCCGCGAAGAAATCGGAGCCGGTACCGGCAGTGTCGCAGCCGATCACGTAGGGCACACCCTTTTCCGGAGTCTTCCGGATGCGGATCGGGCCACTTGGGTCTGGCTCCCATTCAAAGGATTCGATACCGCCAAATTCTCTAATTTCGACGCCACCAATTTCGACATACTCCGCACTGCCAAATTCTCTGTATTTGATACGGAAGCGACCGCGCTCCCATTTTTCTTCCTGCACCTTCTTGCGTCGCAGCACAATCTGGTCTTTGTTGAACACGCACATGCCCGTCGCAATAAATGCTTCGTCCGGTGTTGCGGGGTATTCCTGCTTAAAGAGGTTTAGATCGCCGCCACAGTTGTTTTCGATGCACCAGCGGCGCCACGCCAGCTGTTCGTCATCCAGCCCAAACGCTTGGGAAAGTTCCTCTTCTTCCTGTGTCCTTTGGAATCCCGGCGGCACCTCCCGCCTGTACTCGTCCATTTCATGCCACGCGAAGAATACGGGAATAAAACCTTCCCTCCCCTCCTGCTGGGCCTTCACGGCGGCATCCCACCGCTGCTTAAATTCGTCATAGCCGTTTGCAGTACTCTCGATGATGACCATCGTGCCCGCTCTGTCAGGCACTGCCTGCATCAGGCCGGCCAGTGTTTCACGCTTGTCACCCGGCCAGAATGCAAACTCCGAAAGGTGCAGCGCGCGCAGGGTGTAGCTTCGGCCGATGCCCTCGCCGCCGGCTGTGGCACATCGGATCCGGCTTCCCAGCCCCTTTGCGCTGCCTTTGTAGCGGCTGGGCCGGTCGAATACCAGCTCCTGCGCATTGGAAGCGCGCATCATGGGTTTGATCCTATCCGGCAGATGGTCGTAAAACCGCTTCGACATCAGAAACAGATTCTTTGTTGCCTCGTCCTTGTGGGCAACGATCATGGTCTCCACGTTGAACGATGTGGCCGTCAGCCAGAAGATGATGGCCTCCGTCAGTGTGGAGAAGCCCATCTGGCGGGCTTTCAGGATGATAATGCGGATGGGCTTGCCTGCATCCCATTGCTCCTTGATCACCTTGTACAGCCTCTTCTGGGGCTGATTCAGCACGAAGGGAATCACATGACCGTCCTTGTCACGGATCTTCAGGAAATGGACGATGTATGCCAGGCAGTTCAGAAGGATGTTCATAGTCCCTTCTCACCGCTGCCCTCTGCTTCCAGCTGCCGCTGGAGGAAGCTTTCCACCGTATCGTTGGTCAGCTCCATGCGCTCCTTGTAGCCGAAATTGTTCTCCAGATTGAACAGCACGCCCTTCAGGTCCTTGCCGGATCTGGTCAGGCATTCCCGCTCCAGGTAGGCGTGCATGCGCCCCTGCGCGTACGTTGTCGTGTCGGAAAACTCCGGATGCTTTTCATGGTCGCAGTAGTCGTTCCAGGTGTCTCTGTGGATCCCCAGAAACTCGCTGAGCCCGCCTACCGTCGGCGGCACCAGATACTCCGTCACCTTCACCGGCTTACCCAGAGCATTCAGGACCACCGCATCCTCATAGATCATGTGGCCCATCTTGTCCCGCTCACCCGTGGGCTTCTTCTCGGTCACTTCCACTTCCCGGCTGATCGACCGGAAGTACCGCTTCACGGCCTTCTCAAGCTTCTCTGGTGTGTACTTTTTCGGCGCTCCCATGGCGGTCCCTCCTTCCTGTGTATTTATGCTAGCTGAAAAAAACCACGCCGAACCGTCAACTTTTTTTGGTGCTTTTGTTCTGAAAATAAAAAAAGACAGGCGAAATCGCCTGTCTTGTAAATCGAAATATTGGATTTTCCCATTTTTGACTTTTTTGTGTCTTTCGGCGCCCGCCATGCCAAGCGTGCCCTTGCCGCAGTTTTTCTGTCATTGCGAACCAGTGCGCGCACTGGTGTGGCAATCTCCGGCCCATTTTTCACTCCGAGCCATGCCAAGCGCGCCCTTGTCGGTAACAAGGACGTGAATATGACCTCATGCGAGCTGCGCAGCGCTCGGTTCACTCCCCCGCTCCGCATCTTTCCGCTTCAAGCACTTCGGTGTGATGTATCGTATGTACTGACTTTTGTAGTTTCGGTAATCGTCCCGGTCGCCCACGTTGTTGCGGTATTCCTGGCGGAAGATCAGCTTGCCGCCTCTTGGTACCATCAGCTCGTTGTCCGTGCTGACAATGCGGCGCGTCGGTACCGGCCGGATCAGGTTTCGGGTAGAGCGGTACTTCTTGGCATCGGGAATCCGGCGCACCTGACGGATGATGTACTCTGCGATCGGTGTCCGGTCGATCTGGTTTTCCCACAGCGGGGAATAGTCCACACTGCCGAGGCCGTACTTTTCCCATGCCGCGATGAAGGCATCCTTTGTTCCGGCCTGCACGATCAGGTGATGGTGAACGCGTACAATCTCACCGGTATCACCATCCATGTCGGATGTGCAGTAAATGGCCTTCAGTTCGATTCCCTGCTTGTCCAGTCTGCGCTTGACTCTTCTCAGGGCATTGTCCAGCTCATGGGCGCCTGCTTCCCAGATAGCATTCTGTCTCTCAGTATCATCTGCAGAGTCCACGTTCAGGCCATGTTCCCGTCCCCACTTCATGATCCGCTTCAGCCCTTCGTCGTTGTAGTCCAGTCCAAGGAGCAGATCCCCTGCCTTGAAGTTTGCATTGATCTCTCTGGCCAGTCTTTTCTGGGAGGAGTATTCATTCTGCTCCTGCTTCTTCACAGCGTTCTTCTGTCTGCGGGAAAGCTTTCCATCTTCGGGCTTCTTGCCGGGTACAAAGAACTTTGTCTTTTCCCCGACATCGCCCGCCTCATATGTGCTGATCACGAAATAGCCCTCTTTCACTTGCTTCTCCTCCTTATGCTCCACTGTCATTGCGAACCAGTGCGCACACTGGTGTGGCAATCTCTTCCTAATATCAGAAATGGTTGATTACTTAGGCCCAAACCTAGCCCGCAAACGCGCGTGCGCGCGTATATAAAATTCGGATATGATGTTCCAGACATCCCGCGAAGCTTCCGCGGGATCTATGCAAAATCAGATCCGTTCCGCCATGATCCGGTAGTACCGGCGCACCATTCTTTCCAGTGTAGACTCGCTCAGCGCGTGCTTGGCGCAGATAAATGCGCTGTCGCAGTCCGTGGTCACATATTCCAGAACTGCCTTCTGGGCGCTTCCGGCGGCATCACGGCATGCCTGACGTATCATATTTTTCTTCTCAGCATTCAGATGCTTGTACCGCTGGGACAGGAAATAGATGTATCCCTGATCCTCATAGCTCACATTTGCTTCCCGCTTATACCGGAATACTGTCGCCATGCCGCCCTCCTTTCCGCATTGCGCCCATGGCCGGGGATCACTCCCCGGCCGGCTTTTCGTCACTGCGCGCAGCGATTCTTTCCTTCAGCTTGCGCACGTCCTCCTTGTCACTGCTGCGGTGATACTTCTCCGTTTCCCCGCTGCGCAGCTTTTTCTTTTTGTATTTTTCGCTGATTTCCTGCCGCTCCTGCGGTGTCGTGTCGGCGATCAGCATCCCATAGGAGTACCGCCTGCCCAGCTTCTTCGCCCTGCGGTCAGCCTCCAGCGCCAGCGCATCGATTGCGTAATCCTCACTCAACTTAGCAGCCACAGCAACCACTGTCTTTCCGGAAGATCAATTCTGCAGCCTCTTTAAATCCCTGAAGCTTGATCAGTTCCATCCGCACACAGCGATTTTCCTCAAGCAGTCTCGCCTGAATCTGCACGCTCTCTTCAAGCCGTTCAGATGCATCGTAGTACATCGCTTCATAATTCGGCATTGTGCAGCGTTCATTCATCTTTTCTTCCTCTATCAGATTCTCAACCAGCTCACGGCACTCGCGGACCACAGTTCTGGCAGGCCCCAGCTCCCGTGCCTCAGCATCATTCAGTGCCTTCAGCACTTTTTCTTTGAAATTCATATGTACTCCCCCTTATTCCTCGTAGATGATTTCAAGCCCGTAGGCTTTTGCGGCCTCGTGTTCGATTCTGCAGCCCCTTGCGTTTTCCCAGCCTTCGCAGAAGTAGGCCGCATGGCAAAGGCTCATATTCTCAAGGCTCTTCGCGAGGAAACACAGCGGCACCTGAACTACACCGCGTTCCTCCATTCTCTCCTTGCTATACCATTCATCGGTAAACAGAGTATTCACCACGGCATATCCTGCATTTTCCAGAGCCGCCACAGCTTTTTCTCTTGCCGCCACGATTTCGGCATCGGTCTTTCCAGCCATCGGCTGGCTGATCATCGCTTTCTTCATGTCTCATTCCTCCTTATCAGCTGCAAGGAATGCAGCGGTTTTCAAACTTCTTGTAGGCGTCCAGATACAGTTCCTTCTTCTCGCCGTTGTACGTCAGTTCATAGTACATACCGTCAAAAAGGGTGGTGCTGGCCATCGCCTTACTGTTTTTCAGGGTCTTGCACATCCAGACGATGAAAACGTCCTCCTCGGTAATCTGCTTACCGTCCGCCTTGTCCAGGTGTTCATTGGCATACGCCGCCACGGTTTCCTTACAAAGCTTGACAAAATCTTTCTCATTCATATCTCAGTTTCTCCTTCTCTTCATCGGTGAACGGAATACCCCGTCCCTGTTCATAGTTGATATGCCGCAGAATCTCTTCCTCTGGCATTTCATTCATTACTGCCATTGCGAGCACCGTGTCACATTCGCAGCAGTCGTTCCAGAGCATATACAGCCTGTCGCCCACCACACCGATGGACAACATTTTCAGGAAGCCATTCTCCGCGCGCAGCGCGTTCTTATGGTATGCTTCCGACACAAACCGTGCCGCACCGGGATTCCCTGCGATAAAATCAGTCATGCCGATTCTTGTACTTTCAGCCGTCTCCGCTATGTACTGCTTAATCATGGTGTATATATCCTTGCTTTCCTCACCTGGCACCACACGGAGCCTTGCACGCACAATCAGCTTCTGCATAACTGGTTCCACGCGTGCATCAATATCGCAGAATTTTAAGACCGTTTCGCCCATTTTCCTTTGAATATTCCGTTCTATGTACTTTGCAACATTTTTCGGATTGTCCAGATCCTCCCTGCAAATATACGTTTCACAAAAAATCTTCTGCACCGGTACATCAGTACTCGTGAATTTCACCCGTTCTTGCTCAAAAAGCCGCATCCTGTTCCGTAGCTGCTCATTTTCCTGCCGCAGCTTCTTCATTTCCCGCTGACCAAACTCGTCATGAATAACCCACGCACCCACCGCACCGAGTGCTGCGGCAAGCATGATCCATAAGTACATCATGTCATTCCTCCTTCTTATCGTGTCATTGCTCCGGTCTGTTTCACCGGCACGAATTCAGTCATATCCCGCCATTCCCAGCGGGAGTCCTGCCCCTCTTCGATGTAGATCAGGAACAGCGTTCCCTCCACCGCGTAAACCTTATAGGTCTTCTTGCTTTCCGTATGTACCGCATCAAACATCGCCTGCACCTCCTCTCCGGTCGCTGCCGGCAGCTGCGTCAGCAGGTTGATGGCAATCTGCCGCAGCAGCGGATCATTGGGCCAGTTGGCCTCCACGAAACTCTTCGCCGTCCGCATGGAAATGATCTTATCCTTCACAATCTCGTCATCCTCGTCTTTACCTTGCCGCATTTCCTACAGTAGTACTGCTGCGCATGCACAAGATGTCCATTCACAACAAATAACCCGGACAGAGCCCACTTCTCATACTCATGTCTGCAAAACAGACGCTTCAGCCATTTCAGCATCATTCATCACCTTTCTCCATAAGAGCAGAAACAGGAACAGTCACACCATGAGCCATCAGGTGGTTTGTAAGATTCTGAATTACACAATAACTTAGGTTTGCCACTTCCCCACATTTACCGAACTTTCTGTCGGGGCAGCTACCAAGGGATTCCCCCGGCCCGTTGCATTCACACGATGAAATCAATTTGACTAATGCTCTTCTGACCGATTCTCTTTCCGGCACTGTCCGGTACTGGCAGTTATGCGCCGTACATTTTGTAACATTCAGTCCCAGTTGCATCGGGCATTTCTCCCCTGTGCAGGCGAACGTGTTGGTATCCAGTTCCGGCACCTGCCTGACGATGGTCAGGCAGTCCATGATCGTAGCCTTCACAATGCCGCTGGTGCCCTTCAGGTGTTCCTCCAGCGCCGCCACAGCCCTTTCTTTGAATGTCATAATCTCATTCCTTTCTTATCGCCCGTGCCTGGCACCCAACCGAGTACCCGCAGTGCTTCATAAATAACCTCATCCCTGGCATCCACCGCCACACCGGAGCAGATCGCATCGATCAGGTTCAGCCATTTGATAAATCCGACACCGGTCACTTCGCTGAGCTTGTGCGCCGCCGTCATAGGCTTGTGGACGGATGAATTTCCCTCATCCGCCCGCCACTCCCGGATTCCGTGGATCAGCTCGTCCATTTCCTTCTTCGGAAAAACCTGCATCAGCTCTCCACCCTCCTGATATGTACCGTGTCGCATTTGTTGGCATTCTTTTCGATCCACTTGAGCAACTTGTCCTCCCCCGCCACAATGGCGAGATAGTCCTTCCGTCCGTGAAGCTTCCGGTAATTGATGACATACTCAGCCATTATCAAACACCCCCATCAGTTCTTCAATTTTCTCAGCCCGTGCTCTGTATTTATCTCCTTTCTCCTTCAGCAACATTCCCCGTTTAAGATGTTTGACCGAACGGCTATACGCCCGGTACGTCCTGTTCCAGAGTACAATCGTTTGAAATTGCATCTTTAGCTTTGCAGCAGCGTCTTTCAGTGTCATCAGGCCCACCCCTTCCGCAGCTCCTCGATCAGGGCAAGAGCCGCCTTCTTCATGGATCCGGCCTTGGTTTCGTCCGTCATCCTGGTCTTGGTGTACAGTCCCTTGATGCGGTTATGGTCCTCCTGCAGCTGCTCGCACAGTGTCAGGAACTTGGCGATGTCAGGATCCGAAAGCTTCGAATCCTTCTCCATAGCGGCAATCTTCGTTTCCAGTTCCCTGGTCTTCGCCTCGGCAGCATTCTTTTCCGCCACTGCCGCATCCAGCTGCTTGCGCAGATCTACGGTCGCCTTCCGCGCCGCTTCCTGCTCTGCTTCCAGCTGCAGCTGCTGCATCATGGCCGCAGGGATCTTGGGATTGGTCTTCAGCTGCTCCAGCTGTTCCTGTGCGCTTTTCTCTGCCTTCTGCGCCGATTCCAGCTGTTTGCGCACCTTCTCCGTTTCCTTCTCTTTACGTTCCGCCTGCTTCCGGGCTTTCTCCAGCTCCTCGCTCAGCCGGTTCGCTTCATCCCGTGCCAGCTGCGCCGCTTCCTGCTGGGCATGCTCCTGCCGGTGGGCTTCCGTCAGTTCCTTCTGCAGATCCTCCACCCGCTGTTCGGCGGCATTCTTGCCGCAGCGCACCTCGTCCAGTTCTTCCCTTGCCTCGTCCCGCTCCTTCTGGGCCGCCGCCAGCTCCTCCCGGATAGCCCGCTCCAGTTCACGGGTGGACATGTTCTCCACGTCGTGCTTTTCCGCAAACTCCGCCCGGTCCTCCGGCGGCAGGGCCACCAGTGCCAGTGCCTGCGTGTAAGTCAGATTCCCAAACTGTTTGGAATTCTGCAGTGTAGAGAAGAAGGATTCCTGATTGTCGCCATATTCGTTGTAAAGACGCATCAGGTTGTTCGCCTGCGAGGTGGAGTATTCCACCCGCTCCTGCAGGTACTTGCCCCACTCGCCGTAGGGCACCATGCTCTTGGCTTCCACCAGCAGCCGCCCGATCTCGATCAGATCGCTCAGCAGCTGCCGCGCCGCCCGCCGCTGCACATATTTGATTTCCCCGGTTACGATCTCAATATCCCGCGCAGTAATAATCTCACTCATGCTGTTTGTTCCTCCTTATTCATCCATTCCAGCCAGAATGGCATCAATATTTCTTTTTCCCACCGGTCCACAAAGGCTCTGACCTCTTTGGGGATTGTGTGTGTATATTGGTTGTTCGGGCCGTGGTGCTCGTTCCCGTAGCCGTGCAGCTGGATTTCTTTCGGCACACCCGTAGCAGTTCCGATATTGAGTGTGTAGTAGCTTCTCTCCGGTCTTCTGTACTTGCGTACAAAGAAAATCATGCTGGATCCGGAAGCATGTCCCTCCCCGTATCTGCCCACGCAGTGATTCAGCTTTGCCCCTTCTGTGATCAGATCCTCATTGCGCTGTGGCAGCAGAATCCGCAAGTTCCCGTCAGTCCACTCCAGTGACCCGAACATCTGCTTGATCCTTGCAAATCCCTCATCCAGTTCACGGCTCTGTTTTTCGTTTTTGCTGATTCTTTGGAGCCGCGCAAGTTCGTCATGTACTGCGCGCAAATGCCTCGGCCATAATTCCGCATTAGTAAGCGGAATGTCCGGATGCAGTTCTTCGGCCATTTTTCTTGCGTCCAGCAACAGTCCTGCCTGCCAGTGTTGGACACCCTGTTTGTCGAGATACTGCGCCACCTTCGGCAGGTCTATCTGGTCATCATCCTCACGCATAGCAATCACCGCGCCGATTCCCTCCGCGTGGAAAGTCTCGAAATATTGTAGAAATTCGAGGATCCTGCAGGCACCGCCGCTCAGATGGTACTCTACCCACTCGTCAAACTTTTGTTTAGACAGTGTATTCCTCGCATGGGTCAGTGCCTTGAATTCCGACTTGCTGATCCGCAGCATTTCATGAGGCTTCTTTTTGCTGAAGTCCACCCCATGTACATCCGCCATGATTCGTCTCGCATCATAGTCGGTATACCGTGTGATATTGTCCTCAATCAGCTTTACCCAGCCCGCACGTATCAGGTTTTCCACGCTCCGATTCTTCTGCCATATTTTCAGGTATGTCACGGGATATCCTCCGCCACCTCGGATGTAATCGTCGATTCCAGTTTTCTCACCTGTGCAGCCGTCCAAGTCAGGCATCTTCTCATACACATAGCTTCCTACCGCTCGGTTATTGATGCATCCCCAGCTGTGGTATGCTTTCACAGTGCTTTCGTCGCCAATCTCGGATGCACACTCCCACGACTGCAATCGGCGCTCTCCGGAGAAACCGCCCGCTGAGGATTTGGTGTGCCGAAAATGAGCGATTCCGCCCCGCTCCGTGATCACATACGCGTCTCTTGGATAGGTTTCGTAGGTGTGGCTGCCGTCATCGTAGATGTAATTTGCTGTCAGCCAGTAAATTACGGCGGTATATTTCCCGATATTTTGCACGCTGCAGCCCAGAGCCTGCTTTTTCCTTCCTCCGCGAAGTTTCGACCGGTGTATGGCTTCCACATTCGCAAAGCACAGCGGGCAAGTCAGCCCATCTGTTTCCCCAATTTGGATATAGCAGTTGTCATAACCGAAGTCCTCGATCTCGTCCGCCTGCGGCTCACCGTTCCCTTCAGGATCAACCGAGTATAGGCACCCGTCTTCTCCCTGATACATCAGAAATCCCTTCGCTCCGTCTTTCACATGCTGCGTGTAAAAATCTTCACCGCAGCTGGTGCAGGTGCATCTGCTGGCCCATATTGATTTTGGCTTTCTCTCCGTTTCAGGAGTGATCACCATAGGGATCGGCGGATACACTTTGATTCGTTCAGCGCTGAACAGCATCAGCTCCACATCCAGATCCGGGCACATTGCAATCTCCGCCCATTCCTCATATCCTTCAGGTGGTGATTCCGGCAGTAATCTCGCCATCATTGCTCTGTCCATAGCCCACCTCAGAAGAAGCTGCTCAGGTCGAACGCATCTGTTTCTTCAGGTTTTTTCTCTTGCTCCCGATCACCGTCTCCGGCATTGACGAGCGGCAGTCCGTAGAATTCCCGGATGATCCTATCCGCCACATCAGGCGGTACGCAAACACAGTTACCCTTCTGCTTTTTATGCTGTTCATCGGCCCATGTCTTGATTTGTTTGGCCGCAGCTGCGATGCTCATGTCCTTGTTCTCCAAATCCTCCGAGACGATCTGTGCGCAGGTTTCATCTGCTCTGCACATATCCATCAATTGCTGGCCCACCATCCAGGCCGGCGTATTTTCCTTTCCCTTTCGCTGGTCTTCGATCTTTTCAAATACAGTCATATAAACCTCCATTTTTCTACTTGCCGAAAATGGGGCCGTATGATATAATGCTCATACAGCCCCATGCGGCTGGAATGTTGAATTGTGCGGTGCCTCGCTTTGGTCGGCTTGGGCACCGCGCTTTTTTATGTCCAGCTGACCTGCGCCAGATGCTCCAGCAGGACTTCACTGGCACCGCCACGGGCGCGGCTGATGTATACACAGCTGATCTCCCCTTCCAGATAGATCTGCTCGCCCACAGTGCATACCATGGAATCGCCGCCGATCTCCATCAGACCCTCGTGTTTGGGATCGATCAGCAGGATCTTCTTGTCCTCCAGCTGCTGCCACACCCGGCGGCTGCCGTATACCAGCGCTGTCCGGCGCACTTCACTGTCTACCAGCGGACGGGACTTTTCCAGTTTCTCGAAGTTCTCCTCTGCAACCTTGTACACTTCCTTCTGAATGCAGATGCTCTTCTCGATCTTGTAGATGTGGTAGCTCTGCTGTGCCTTGGGCAGTTCACCCATGTGCAGCACGATCAGTGCCAGCACTTCATTCGGCACATTGTTCTGGCCGTCGATCGCCACCGTCCAGTTGTCCTTGCTGCCGATTACCCACTTGTCACCGGATGCAACCATTACAGTGTAGCCCCAGCCCTTGAAGGCTTCCTTCATCTCGCGCACCAGCGCCTTTTCATTTACAACCACTTCCGCTCCCCCTTCCTGATCGTAATGTTGTCCCGCGTTCTGTGATTCAGCAGGACGATGCAGTCATCGCTCCGGTACTCAACAGAAACATGCTCCGTTTCCACACCGTTTTCCTTGCAGATCCGCTCCTCCTGTGGATCCAGTACTCTCGGCTTACTCATACCGATGCCCCCGCATTGCGTGCATGCCCACACCGAAGCCGCCCAGAACACCGCAGGCCACGATGCACGGATATGCCGCCTGAATTGCCATCAGGTCATTGACCTGGAACCACCACAGCAGCATCGAGATACCGCCGCAGATACCGGCCCATTTCACACAGCCGATCATGTGCTTGCCTGCATTTCCCTTTGCGTTGTGCACCGGCGCATAGCATGCATCCTTTGCCTCGCCGGGACCTTCGCGGCTTTCGCACTTGCACTCATACTTAGGCTCCATTCTGGGCATTTCCGTAGGTGCCGTCTCATCCTCATACGGGATCCCCATGGCCTGCAGCTCCTCATCGAAGATTTCATCTGGCTGCATATCCTTCTGATAATTGTTTTCCATCTTGAAATACCTCCATTTTTGATGATAATCGGCGCAACCTTCGGGTAGCGCCGTTGTTTATTTTTATCCAGCCGACCCCGCCGTCGGCCGTCCGCTGCGCCGCTCTCGCGGCCCGCTCCCGCCTGCAAAAGAAAGGAAAGAAAACAGGCTCTCCTCTTTGGTAGGGCCAGGCCGGACTCGAACCGGCTGCTGCACCCGCTAGGATGTATGCAACCCCTGCTGCCCCGTAAAACCTGCCCGCCACACGGGCAGGTTATTTTGTTGAAAAAATATGTAATGGTATGGTGTTTGCCCTCACCTACTCGAACCCGGAGGTAAACCATGAAACTCGCCTTTGATGTGTGACGGGTACTGCACGAACCGAAACTTCGCCTGTTTTGATTTCATCCGGCACACATTCCACGGTGATCACACGGCTTGATCCTCTCGCGCCACGCACATAGCATGATTGCACGCGCTTCCTCCTTTCTGTCAGAGTGCTAAAACCACATAGATGCGCAGGTGTCTAAGCTGCGCTGGCGGGACAGGCCGGACTCGAACCGGCGCTCCCGTGAGCTGGAAGTCCCCGTTTTGCTGTCCCATATAACCGCCGTGCGTTGCTGCTCACGGCGGGCGGTCTTTCCCGGCTGCCAGCTTTTGAAAAAGAGGTCTACATAATGGCTTGCGGAGTTCCCTAGGCTCCGCTGGTGGGACATGCCGGATTCGAACCTGCATCGATCGGGTGGAAAAGCCCGACCCTCTACCATTTGAGCTACTGCCCCATATATGCGGCTCTGGCAGGAGCCGCAAAATACCTTGTGTGCGTTGCTGCCACAATGCATACGAGTACCGTTTCCTGGATGCCAGCGAGGATGTCGGGTAACCTCTGGTGGGACGCGCCGGACTCGAACCGGCCTCTCATGATCACTGTCATTGCGAACCAGTGCGCACACTGGTGTGGCAATCCCCGGCGATCATGCGCTCTACCTACTGCGCTACTGTCCCATATACGCGCCGGAGTCTCTCTCCCCTCCGGCGCGACCGGGCAACCCGGCAAAAAGGAGGTAAATGCGGTAATTGGGCTTTACCGCTGGAGGACGGAGCGGGATTCGAACTCCGCTTCTCTCGCTGTGCTCACGAGCGCATCACCTGCAATGCTTCCCGTCCATATCGCCGGTAAACTACCACGTCATTGCGAACCAGTGCGCACACTGGTGTGGCAATCTCCGGCATGATTGTGGAATAATCTCCACCAATCGTTTGTGATTCTTGCCCTCAGCCATCCCGGTTCTCAGCCGACGGAGCCAGCAGTACCGTCGCCAGTCTGGCAACCATCTCTTCGATGCCGTATCCCAGCTGCTGCGCGCATTTGATAGTCAGCAGTGCCAGCCCCTGCGTCAGCATCCAGCCTTCCTCCGCCTGCAGCTCAGTGCGGAACTCTTCCTCCCCTGCCTTCTTCTCCAGCAGGATATGTACACTTGCATTCATGCTCTGCTCCATCTTGCACCTCGTCAGTCGTAGTCGCAGCCTGTTTCAATGCAGTAGAGCATGTTCAGCGCCTCTCGTTTTTCCTTCAGCGGGTTCACTTGTGGATCCAGCCACTCACGGCGCTTATCCTCTGGGATCTGGGACGCGATTTTTGCTAAAGCCTGCATCTCCTCATCGACGCTGCGGATCGCTCTTGCCAGAATCTCAGTATTCGTAATGACAGGCTTGTTTCTCTTTGTCATCTCAAATTCCTTTCTGTTCATTTACGCACTCTCGCGCTCAGGCTGAGCCTTAACCAATGTGTAACCCAGCATTGCAAGCAGCTTCTTGATATCCTTCATCGTGTATCCCAGCAGCGGCAGCACCGCCACGGGGTCCGGGTGAACAGCTTCATTCAGCTTGCGGAACTCTCCGAAAGTCATCGTCTCCGGCTCCGCCAGTCTTTTCGTCACGGTTGTCCGCGGGAGATTTGCCGCCTCAGCCAGTGCGCTCTTGCTCATCAGATCCTGTTCACCCTGCCGGATCCGCATCTCCTTGCGAAAATCCTCCGCGGCATATTTATCCGCATATTGTCTTAGCTTCGGCATCCCGCCACCTCCTTTCTGTACTTGCATCTCTCCCCCGCTTTTGCTAGGTGTTCTGAGAATCGCTAAGTATAGCTCATGTAAATCGCATTGCAGCATTTCTGCAATCTTAATTGCATGTCTGGTGTCTGGCACGCCATTACCATCACACCATTGCTTTACCACTTCTTCTGGAATACCCAATTGCTTTCCGACAGAATCAGGATTTGCATCATGCCTGTTCAGCAATGCTAATAAGTTTTCTCCATTACTCACACGCGCTCACACCCGCAGGTCTGCATTCTGAA